CATCAAATCCCGCGAAATTTCCTCCAAATGCCGCCGCGACGCATCTCTCAACGTCTCCGCACCCGCAGCCTCCGCCCACCCCGCCTGATACGGCCCCGGCTCCTCCGGCTCCGCGCCATAAACCGCGCGCCACACACCGCGCACAAGGCCGAGACAATCGCACCCGACCCCTTTCAGCGACGCCTGATGCCGGTATGGCGTACCAATCCACGCCCGCGCTTCCGCAATAATCCGCGTCCGCCGATCCTCCCCGCTCAAATCCTGCGCGCTCATCGGAAAAAGCTCCCGCCATCCATGTTCGCCTCGCCGTCACTGACCGCGCGAACCACGAAATCATTGCCCGGCATATGCGGAAATCCGCGGAAGTTTTTGAGATTGTTGAACACGTTCCGGCACGTCGACATCTGCTTGTCGCACCCCGCCGTCACGACAAAAGCATCCCCCGCCGCAATCGTCGCGCCCGGCGGTCGCCAGAGCGTCAGCGCACCCGTCGTCCCCGTCTGCGCATGGGTTCGCACTTCAATCGCGAGATCCTTGTTCGCGCCCGACGAAAACGTCACTTTCCCGCCCGTGAACAAGCCATCGCTAAAGCCGCTCATCACCGCGACGAGATAGCTGCGCCCATCGGTCGCCGTCACCGTTCCGCTGAACCTGTAGGCCGCCGCCATGAGCGAAACCGTGCACCGCGCATCGCCCAGATCCGCAGAACAGGATTTGCGGAAACTCCGCCCGCGCCGTTCGTCGAGCCTGTGCGACAAAGTCCGGATCTCGGCGACAAAGCGCTGCCCCTCGCGCCTGATTTCACCCACAACCCCGCTATCAATCAGCAAACGCTGCTCCGGCGCGGTCCAGTCCACAAGCCACACATCCACCCGCGCGCCGTCATAGCGCCCGCCCGCAATTTCCGCTTCCGTGAGACTAGGCGAGACCAGCGCACCCGCCACGTCACCGCCCGTCACGTTAAAGCCGAGCGTCGCCTCCATGTCGGCGGCTTCGAGCCCCGTCCCCGCCTGAAACACCACACCGTCAAATGCGAGGTCGCGATCATGATCGGTAAACCCCATCACCGTCCCGTCACTGCGTGTCACCCGCCAGCAACGGGCAAGCGTCATCGCCGCGCCGGAAAATCCTTCTGGCACATTCCGCATCTCGTTTTTCCTTGATCTGTTTGCCTCAGGGCACGATTTCAACCAGCGGGATTTTCGGAATTTCACCCGCCACAAACGCCGCAAAATCCACCTCGAACACATCGGTATCGAACCGCACCGGCACATCGAATTCGAACCCCGCCGTCACCACTGCGCCATTCGCCGGAATTTTCCCCGGCTTGAACGTCAGAATTCCGGTCGCGACATCCACATCCGCATCCACGCCCAAAACCTTCGCAATGCCTGCCACCGCGAATTTCACCGTGCCGGATACCGGCTTCGTGATCGGCCGCACATAGGGCGCAAACGCCCCGCCATAGGTTTTGACAAGCTGGAACGCCGCCTTTGTCCCGTTTCCCGTCCCGATCACCTGATCATTTGCGGAAACCTGCGCCGTCACCGTGCAGGATTTCCAGTCGAGCCTGTCGCGCCAGCGAAAGCCGAAAAGCCGCCCGCGTCTCTCCTCGAAAAACGTCACGATCTCGGCAAGCGCCGCAATCGTTTTCACCCCCGTTCCCGCATCATATTTGCGCTTCGCATGCGCCCAGCGCGCAATGCGCTCCTCGCGCCCCGAGCCGGTTGTCACAATCTCGGTTTTCCGCTCCGGTCCGCCGCTGCCGCCAAGTGCCACGGCGAGCGGAAAACGCACCTCATGAAAGCCATTCGGCATCCCTTACCTCCTCTTTCTGATTGCCTGAAAACCGGGCCTGATCCCCGTCCGGAAACGCCGACATCAACGCCGCAAGTGCGGCATGATCGAGCGGCCCCGGCGGTGCCTTCCCGTTCACACCCTCATAGGCCGCGCAGAATTCGCGCGGCGTCATCCGCCAAAACGCTTCTGGGTTTAGCCGCAGAACGCCAAGCCCGAACGCCATCACCTCGTCCCAGGGGAAAGCGCGCGGCACTATGATCAGACCGCCTGAAGCGGCCTCCCGTCCTGCGGCACTGGAGGGCGCGGCGTGGCCGCCTCCGCCCCGCCAAACGTGATCTCGAACAGCGCGGAGACAAGCCTGATCCACCCTTCGAGCCCGCCCTCAATGGTCAAAGCACCCACCTCCGCATCGCTGATTTCCTGGCCGCCACCGCGCAATCCCGCGCCAATAACTCGCATCAGATCGCGCGCGGCAAGCCGCCCCTCCGAAAACCGGAGCCCCAACCCCGGCAGATCATCCGCCTCGAATGCGTGTTCCAGTTCCGCCAATGCCCCGAGCGTCAGACACAACCGCATCCGCCGCCCGTCAATCTCCGCCTCGATCTCACCCCGTCGCCCATTCGCCATAAAGTTCTCCCTTGAGTAATAAATCCTCGCACGACCGCTCCCGCACACGCGCAAGCGTGTCGGCGATGTCCGAAAAATGATCATGGTCAGTCGGTCGGTGCCGCGAGAGCCGTTAAAGAGGACGCCCCTCATTCATCCGTAGGGGTTACCCCGCCAACGTGCCTGCTGGGTGCCATGCGCTCGTGGAGCACGCGAACAATCTCGAGAAGACTGGGTTCGGCAACACGATAAAAAATCACATGAACGGGTGCACCCACCCGCGCGTCCCTGCTCTCTGCGCGGCTATGCCGGATATGAAAACTGCGGACGCCCGGCATGAGATCATGTTCATCGCGTGTCGAGAGTCCGGTCGGATCGCGCGCAATCCTGCGCAACGCCGCCGTCAGAACGCTCCGATACCGAATCCGTGCGTCACGCCCGTGCAAGGCTTCGCTTTTCCGGAGGATGGAAGCAATATCCGATTTCGCCGGTTCCGAGAGCCGGTAACGCATTGGCCGCCCCTAGCCGCGTGCACGCGCCAGATCGTCGAGCGCGTCGTCGAGCGCCTCGTCAGAGACATCGGTAAATGCACCCCGATCAAGCGCATCAATGCCCACTTTGATCTTGGATCTCAACAGGTCCCGCCGCGACTCGTCTGCCTCAAGCCGTTGTTGCAGGCCCAGCAAAGCTTCCCCGATCGCCTCGCTCGCAGTTTCATACGCACCCGAACGGATCATCTGGTCAACAAGCGCATCCTGCTTTGCCGTCAGCGTAATATTCCGCGTTGTCATATCGAGTCTCCTGTGCCTCGACATTCTATAACACTCCGCCTTTTTCGCCAATCATTTCCGGAACACGCGGCGCTAAATCACCGTGAAGCTGAGCGCGCCCGCGCTCTCCAGCGACACGTCAAACGTCACGCCGCCGGCATAATCGCCCTTGTAATCGAGTGCCGTGATCAAAAACGCCCCCTGCACGATCCCGAAACTCGGCACGATGATCTGCCAATTGCGGATCACGCCATCGAAAAACACCTGCCGCATCTGCGCGTCCGATGTCTCGTCGCGAAAAACACCCGACCCGCTCACACCCGCCCGCCTGATCCCCGCCCCCGCGAGCAATTCGCGCCAGCGCCCGCTCGATTCCTGGCTCGTAATGTCCACGCTATCGGCGTTGAACGTCAGCTGCCGGGTTCTCAATCCCGCAACCGTGATGAATGCACCCAATCCGTCATCCAGCTTGAGCAACAAATCTTTCCCTGCCTGTGCCGCCATTTCTCCCTCCTCTCCAAAATCAAACGATGACTTCGGTAAGCGCCTGAAACCGCACCAAGGCGCGACGCAAACCGTCTTTTGTTGGTCGTCCGACCTCATGAGCCGTCACCCGCAGCAACACGACCCGATGTCCGCTCACCGTCGGATTTGTGCCGTCGAGCACGAAGGCAATCCGCGCGGCGATGCCCAGCGCCTCCGCATCACCCCCCTGCCGCGACCAGACCGACAGTGCAAAAACATGCTCGTGACCGCGTGACCCGCCCGCGGACCAATCCCGCGCCGACGCATCGGCAAATGTCACATAGGGCGTTTCCGCCGTTCGCGGTGTCTCGTCATAGATACGTTCGCCGCCAAGAAGGCCGGTCAGCGTCGTGTCCAGCACCAGAATACTGCGTATTGCGGCCCGCAGCGCCAAAATGGGACTGTTCATGCCCGCATCTCCTCGCAAAGACACACCAGACGGCGCGTCATATCCTCGGGGTCATAAACGCCCCGGATCGCGAAAACCCGCGCGCCTTTCTTGAACCGCATCGATGTATCGAGCGGCGACCGCCACCGCACCGTTACGCGATGCGTCAAAGTCTGCCCCAATTGCTGTGCTTCCTGCCGCTGCGAAGCACTCAGCGTCGCAACATCACCCCAAAGCGACGCCGCCTGTGTCCAGTTTCGGGTGACACCACCCGCCGAATCCGTCGTCTCGA